ATCTTGCTCGTGTGAGCGCAAAATGCGGAAAGGGGTAGAATGGCTGGGAGACCTCCAAAGCCGACGAGGCTGAAAGTGATCCAGGGGAATCCGGGGAAGCGCCCGCTGCCGCGTGGGGAGCCAACGCCGCCACCGGGGGTACCGAGCAGGCCGCGATGGTTGTCTCTGCAGGCCCGCCGGGAGTGGCGATACATCGTCGAGCAATTGCAGGCGATGGACCTGCTCGCGAAGGTCGACCGGGCGCTGCTCGCCGTGTACTGCGAGTGCGTGGCGGAGTATGTCGCATGTGTCAGAGACGTTCAGCAGAATGGTCGGTACTACGAGACGGACAAGGGCTACCAGGGTCCCAGGCCGGCGCTGAGCCACTCGGTGAAAATGGCGCAACTGATAATGCAACTATCGGCGCGGTTCGGGTTCTCGCCGTCAGACCGGGCGAAACTGGCGGCGCCGCAGATCCACGAGGCGGACCCGTTCGCGGAATTCCTGGCGAAGGCGCGGAAAACTGGGACCGAGGGTGACTGATGGGAACGAGACACCCGGTCGCTGAGTACATGCACGGGGTTCTCGACGGGACGATCTCCGCGGGGAAACTCGTCAGGGCGGCCGTGGAGCGGCACCGGCGCGATCTGGAGACCTCTGCCGGACGGGGCTTGCGGTTCGACCGGCAGGCGGCGCAACACGCGATCGATTTCTTCGGCTTCCTCAAGCACTCGAAGGGCGAGTGGGCGGGAAGGCCATTTCTTTTGGAGCCGTGGCAGCAGTTCATTGTGTGGAATGTGTTCGGCTGGAAACGTGATGATGGGTTCCGGCGCTTCCGGACGGTGTACCTGGAGGTCGCTCGTAAAAACGGGAAATCCTGTCTTGGCGCGGGCATTGCGCTGTATCTCTTGGTGGCGGATGGCGAGAGCGGAGCAGAGGTCTTCTCAGCGGCAACCAAACGCGAGCAAGCGAAAATTACCTGGTCTGAGGCAGTCCGCATGGTGCATAGCTCGCCGGCTTTGTCGAAGATGGTGCACCACTGGCGGGCGAGCGACACGCTCAGTGTCGAGACGATGGCGAGTAAGTACCAACCTCTGGGAGCCGATGCAGACAATATGGACGGATTGAATATCCATGGGGCGATCATCGACGAGTTGCACGCGCACAAGACGCGCCAGGTGGTCGATGTGCTGCAAACGGCAACGGCGGCAAGACGTCAACCGCTCATTGTGATGACCACGACGGCCGGCAGCAACCAGGTCAGCGTCTGTTTCGAGCAACACGACTACGCGCGCCGGGTATTGGAGGGAACTGTAGAGGACGACGGCCTGTTTGCGTTCATCGCCTGCCTGGACGAGGGGGACGATTGGAAGGACGCGGCGAATTGGCCGAAGGCCAATCCGAATTGGGGCGTGAGCGTGAAAGAGGACGACCTGCAGCGGAAAGCCGAGCGCGCCATGAGGCTCCCGGGGGAACAGAACGCCTTCAAACGTCTGCATCTGAATGAATGGACGCAACAGACGGACCGGTGGATCGACCTGTCGCTGTGGGACGAAAGCGCGGGCATCGTGTCGGAGGAGGTACTGAAAGGTCGGCTTTGCTACGGGGGCCTCGACCTGTCGAGTGTGCAGGATATCACGGCGTGGGTGATGGTATTCCCGCACGAGACGGACACAGACGAGGTGGACCTGTTGGCGCGGTTCTGGTGCCCGGAGGCGCGGCTGCACGACGATGCGAACAAATACGGCGATCAATACCGGGTATGGGCGGATCAGGGCTGGCTGAAGGTGACGCCTGGCGATGCGGTCGACTACGGGTTCGTCAAAAAGTGCAACCTGGAGGACGCGGAGAAGTTTCGACTGAAAAACCTGAATGTGGACCGACTGTTCCAGGGTTACCAGGTGAGCATGGAACTCGCCGACGAGGGGATCGAGGTCTTTGGCATCGGCATGGGGTTCATGAGCATGGCTGCGCCGATGAAGGAACTGGAACGGCGACTCATCGCGAAGAAGGTCCACCACGGTGGGAATCCGGTGCTGCGGTGGATGGCGGACAATGTGGCGGTGAAACAGGACCCGGCTGGGAACCTGAAACCGGACAAGGCGGCTTCGCAGGGGAAGATCGACGGGATCGTGGCGTTGGTCATCGCATTGGACCGATGTATGCGGCACGAGACGCCGAAACGTTCAGTGTATGAGGCCCATGGTCTGGAGGTAGTCTGATGGGAGTCGGGAGACTAGGGCCGGTCAGGGCGATCAAAGCGATGATACGGAAGTCGGTAACATCGATGGCCATCGCGGCGTTGGGGTGGAATCCGTACTATTTCACGTCGCTGCGGAGTCTCAGTCTGTACGATGGCTACTACCGGTCCTACGCGGAGCTGTACAAGACTCAGCCGAACGTGCGGACGTGTGTCGATTTCCTGGCGCGGAACATCGCACAACTTGGGTTACACGTGTTCCGCCGAGTGAGCGACACGGACCGCGAGCGGTTGACCGACCACCCGTTGGCGCGGTTGATCGACCGACCGAACGACTGGACGACCCGGTACCGGCTGATTGAGTCGCTGGTAGCCGATCTGGGCATCTATTTCAATGCGTATTGGCTGAAATTCCGGCAGGACGGTCATTTGCAATATCTGCTGCGCGTTCCCCCTGATGCAGTTACCGTCTATGCCGGCCTGACGCCGCTGCGGTACGAGGTCAACGTGGGCGGCCAGGTCCTCAAGCCGGCGCCAGAGGATATCGTGCATTTCCGCGGCTACAATCCAGAAAATGCGGCCGTGGGGTTGTCTCCGTTGGAGACGTTGCGGCGTATCCTCGCTGAGGAGCACGCCGCAGGCGATTACCGGGAGCATTTCTGGCAGAATGCCGCGCGTATGGGCGGAGTGATCGAGCGGCCCGCGGCGGCTCCGGAATGGAGCCCGGCGGCGCGGCAGAGGTTCAAGGCGGAATGGGAATCGCTCTATGCGGGATCGGATAGCAGTGGAAAGACGGCTATCCTGGAAGAAGACATGAAGTGGAAGCAAATCACGTTCAACGCGCAGGAGAGCGAGTACCTCGCCGGACGCAAATTGACACGCGAGGAATGTGCGCGGGCGTTTCACATCCCGCTGCCGATGGTCGGGATACTAGATCATAGCACATTTTCCAATATCACAGAACAACACAAAAATTTGTATCAGGATTGTTTGGGTCCGTGGTTGAAGATGATCGAGGAGGAGATCGGGCTGCAGCTTTTGCCAGAATTCGAGTCCGATGGCATCTATGTCGAATTCAACATGGCGGAGAAATTGGCGGGCAATTTCGATGAGCAAACGAAAGCGCTGCAATCGGCGGTGGGGCGGCCATGGATGACCGCGAACGAGGCGCGCGCACGGCTCAACCTGCCGCGCATCGACGATGAAAACGCGGACCAGTTGGTCACTCCTCTCAACGTCTTGGTCGGCGGCCAGGCGAGTCCGCGGGATAGTGCACCGAAGTCATTCCAAATCGAGACGAAAGCGAACCCGGGTGAGATCGATCCGACGTTACCGACGCTGCGGGAGCGGTATGAAGCAAAATGGCGAGCGGTGATTACGCGGCATTTTGAGCGGCAGCGAAACGCGGTATCGCCACGGGTGCGTCGAGCGGCAACGGCAGCGGAGATCTGGGACAAAACCCGATGGGACAAGGAGCTGGCGGGAGACATGTTCCGCGTCAACTTCGCGACGGCGGCAGCCTGGGCGCGGTATGTCGCCGAGCAGTTGCAATTCGAGGTCGATACCGCGGGCATGGAAGAGTTTCTGTTCGAGAACGCTCGCATCTCTGCGGAGAACATAAACCGGACGACGCTGCAACAGATCGAATCGGTCTGGGACGATGAGGACCGTCTCGAGGCGGTGAAAAACCTCTTTGCCGTGGCAATCACGGCCCGGGCGGCGGAGATCGCAACGAGCAAGACTACGACCGCGGCTGCCTACGGCTCGACGATCGCGGCGCGGCAGGGCGGTCTGAAAACGAAGAGGTGGCAGGTGAATTCGGCCAACCCTCGTGACGAGCACGCGGCGATGGATGGGGAGACGGTCGGCATCGGGGACCTGTTCAGTAATGGCATGGCCTGGCCGGGCGACCCGGCTGGCGGGGCGGAGAACAACGCGAACTGCAAATGCAGTTGCGTGTTTGGGGGGTAATCATGGAGCATAAGATTTTCAATTTGACTGGTTTCAAAGCGCTCGACGAGGAACATGGTATTTTCGAGGCTATCGTCGCGGGGTTCGGGAACGTGGATCGGGGTGGGGACAAGATCCTTCCTGGCGCATTCAAGGCATCTCTGGAACGCTGGAAGGCGAAGCGGAGACCAATTCCGGTCATTTTCGCGCACGAATGGGACAATCTCGATGCGCACATCGGGCAGGTAGTCGAGGCGAAAGAAGTCGATGATGGGCTGTACGTCAAGGGCCAATTGGAGATGGACGAGCCATTCGCGAAACGCGTCTGGAAGAAGATGGCGCAGGGGGTTTTGGCAGAATTCAGCTTTGCCTACGATGCGGTCAAAGAGGCTATTGTCGATGGCGTGCGCGAGTTGCGGGAAGTCGAGCTTCTGGAGGTGGGTCCCTGCCTCATAGGGATGAATCCGGAGACGAGGCTCATCGGGCTGAAGAAGGCCATCCCCAGTCATTCGACAGCCACGAGCGACGCCTCGTGGGACGGGCCGGCGAACGAGGCGCGGGCCAAGAGCGGAGAGACGGAGGCATATTACCGGCGCATCTATGCCTGGAAAGATCCCGATGGCGATTCGACGGTGAAAGCGAGCTACCGGTTCGTGCACCACGAGGTGGATGGAGACGGAAACCCCGGCGCGGCGAACGTGCGGGCGTGCCAGACCGGAATTGGGGTCCTGAACGGGGGACGCGGGGGGACGACGATACCGGATGAGGACCGGCAGGGGGTATGGAACCACCTGGCGCGGCATCTGCGGGATGCCGACGTGGAGCCACCGGAGCTGAAGGCTTTCGCCGTGGAGGGAAAAACAGGCGCGCGGCACACGACGAAGGAATTCGAGATGATCCAGAATGTGCACGATTTGGCGGTCTCATTGGGTGCGAAATGCGCCCACGAGGATAGCGATGTCGAGGATGAAGACCACGATTCAGACGAGGCCGGAAACGGCAAGGCAAGGGATCGGAGGGCGAGCGTCACGGCGTTGCGGATGGATATGGACCTGGACCTGTTGGAATTGTGAGATTCAAGGTGGCACGTCGGTGCCACAGTCCACTATAACGGAGGTGTGACGTGAAGAAGAGTGTCGAATTGAAGGAGAAATTGCGCGCGTTGCTCCTGCAGGCGCGGGACATCGCGGCGAAAGCGGAGAGCGAGGACCGCGATTTCACGACCGAGGAACGCGAGCAGGTGCAGACCGCCATGAAGGGGGCCAAGGCGGTCAAAGAGGAACTGAAAGCGGTCGAGGGCGACGAGGCTCTCCGAGCGGAGATAATGTCGCTGGGCGCGGGCCTGGAGATCAGGAGCCAACAGAGAGGCCCCGCGAGCGCGCTGCAGGGGACGCGTGGGCAGACCATCGGCGAGCGGTTCTGCACCGATCCTGCCTGGCAGGAGTGGCTGAAGCACGTGGCACCCGCGGGCGCAATCAACGACAAAAGTCGGGTGCAGTCGCCGGCGGTGCAGTTCAAAAGCTTCTTCCCGGAGCGGAAAGAGCTGATCACCGGCCTGTCGGACGTGTCGGCTGGGGCGTTCGTGCAGCCGGACTACACGGGCATCTACGAACCCATCGGGCGATACCCGCTCACGTTGCGGCAGTTGATCAGCGTGCGGCAAACCGGCTCGGACACGGTGGAGTTCGTGCGGCAGACGAAACAAGTCACTGAGGCTGAGCCTACGCCGGAAGCGAACGTGAAGGTGTACACCGGCGCCACTGGGGAGATCGAGGGACGCAAACCCCAGGGAGCGATGCGCTTCGAGAAGGTCACCGAGACGGTCAAGACCATTGCGGTGTGGGTGGCGGCCACGAAGCGCGCGTTGTCCGACGCATCGCAAATCCGCGGGATCATCGATCAGGAGCTGCGTGAGGACCTGGCGGACGAGTTGGAGAATCAGTTGCTGAACGGCGACGGCATCGGTGAGAACTTCACCGGCCTGGCGCAGCAGCCGGGAACGCTGATCCAGGCGTTCAACACGGACATTCTGCGCACGACGCGGCAGGCTCTCACGACCCTGGCGGTAATCGGCCGGGCGACGCCATCGGCGTTCCTGTTCCATCCGGCGGATTGGGAGACGGTGGAACTGATCCAGGACGCGAACAACCGGTACTACTGGGCTGGGCCGCTGAACCAGGGGCCTCCACGGCTGTGGGGTGTACCGGTGGTAACCAGTTTCCACATCGCGCAGGGTAGCGCGTGGTTGGGTGACTGGCGCAAGGCGGTCTTGTGGGACCGCGAGCAGGCCACGCTGAGTGTGACGGATAGCCACGAAGATTTCTTCGTGCGGAACATCGTGGCGTTTCTGGCGGAGATGCGCGCCGCGTTCGGTCTGATCCGGCCGCAGGCGTTCATCAACGTCGAGTTGGCGTAGAGCAGCGAGGTAATGGTCAGCGATGCGGGTCAACGTCCTGTGCCGGAATTATAGGGACGACCGAGTTCTGCCGCGGATGGCACACTATCTGGCGGCAGCGCTGGGCTGGACGTTGACCGCATCGCCCGATCTGAATTGCGACGTGCTGTACCTGATGGGCTATTTCGAGGCGCACTTGCTGAAGAAATGGCCTCATATGCCGGTGGTATCGTATTTCACGCACCGCGAGGAGGTCCCGGTCGGCAACGGCAAGGCGGAATTGTGGGACCAGGTAGCGAAACGTGTGGACCTCCGGGTAGCGATGTCGCGGCTCTACGCGCGGTCGTTGGCGCAGTACGGTACGACGGTGCAACCGCCACTGCCGGTGGAACAAGGGAGGTTCAATCTCGGCCCCCATCGGCCACCCCGTGGACGGGGGAAGGGTAGGGCAGTGGTTGGGCTGAGTGGCTACACGTACAGCAACAAGCGCAAGGGGCAGGACGTCGTCGATGCCCTGTTGCAGTCGAAAATCGGGGCCCGGGTAGAATGGCGCGCGTCGGGGCGAGGTTGGCCGGTGCCGACGAAACGGTACTCATGGGCGGAGATGCCGAAGTTCTACCAGGGGCTGGACGTGTTGGTCTGTCCATCCCGCGTCGAGGGCGGGCCAATGCCGGTGCTGGAGGCGTTGGCCTGTGGGGTGCAGGTGGTGGTCCCGTCCGGGGTAGGGATCATCGATGAATTGCCGAACATTCCGGGCATCTGGCGCTATGCGCGCGGGGATGCGAAAGCATTGGTCGCCGCATTGGAGGAAGCGGTCCGGGCGCAGGGGATCGACCAGGGGGCGCTGCGAGAGGCCGTCAAAATGCACACGGTCGAGAATTTCGTGAGCGGGCACGCCGAGGCATTGGAGGCGCTGAACGGCGGATTGGACGCGGGCATAGCGGAGACGGAGACGAAACCGGTCAAGGCGCCGGACATCGTGGAGGTAGAGCCGGTGGCGAGGAACACAAAATCGACGCGGGGCATCTACGTGGTCGCGTTCGGGGACCCAGCGCGGAAATGTGCACTGCGACTGATGCAGAGTATCAAGACTCATATGCCGGAGATTCCGATCGCGCTGTGCGCGGCGAAGAAGATCGGGCTGGAGGACGTGCTCATCGTGCAACCGGACTCGGACATCGGTGGACGACGGGCGAAGTTGCGGGCATACGAGCTGTCGCCCGCGGAATGGGAAGCGGTGCTCTACCTGGACGCGGATACGGTCGTGACCGCGCCGATTCACTATTATTTCGAGCTGATCGAGGACGGCTGGGAGTTCGTGATCTGCAAGGATCCGCACCTGATGGACACGATGCACAGCTTCCGGCGCAGAAACAATGACGCGGAACTGGCCGGCACAGAACAGGCGGTGAAAACGCTGCACACGCTGCAATGGAATGGCGGCGTCTGGGCCTTCGGGCGCGGGCCGCGCGTTCAGGCATTTTTCAGGCGATGGCAACAGGAGTGGGAAACGCACGCGCAGCGCGACCAGGGCGCCCTGGTGCGGGCCATGTACGCCGAGCCGTTGCGGATCATGCTCCTGGGCAACCAGTGGAATACGTTCGAGAAATACTGCCGGGGGATCGAGACAGCCGGGCTGAAGCACTTTCCGGGCGACGCGCGCCGATGGAAGGGCCTGATTCCAGGGCGAATCGATGGCAAGCAGGCGTGGGATGCGGTGCGGAAATTCGAGCGGGAGCGACGCTGACGGGTGCAATGGAGTATCGACTGTGACCGACATTCTGAACCTGGGAGCGGGAAATAAACTGGTGGCCGGGGCGGTACAACACGATCTGACGAAACATCGTCCGGAGATCGACGTGGTGTGGGACCTGAACGTCCTGCCGTGGCCCTGGGAAGACAATTCGTTCGATTTGGTCGTGGCTCGCGCGGTTTTCGAGCATTTGCGCATCAATTTGGTAGAGACGGTCAACGAATGCTGGCGCATCCTGCGACCGGGCGGGGTCCTGTACGTGAAACTGCCGTACTGGTGCAGCGACAACTCGTATCGCGATCCGACGCACTATTGGCGGTTCAGCCTGGAGACGTGCGACCTGTTCGACCCAGAGACGAAGTATGGACACGATTATGCTTTCTACACGGAGCGGAAGTGGAAGATCATCAAGCCGGCGCGATTGAACAAGGCTCGGACGTCGTTCGCTCTCAAGATGCAGGTGCGCAAATGAAGTGCGTGCTCGTGGTGCGCGCAGAGGATGCGGTAGCCAGGTCGCGAGCGAAGCGGCTGGGCTGCGAGCTGGTGGTCGCGGGCGATTGGCAAATCCGAGGGGACGCGACGCTATTCATCGCGCCGGGGACGCTCACGCCGTGGGACCTGGTCGCGGCGGGGTTCCATTTCATGGTCCGGTGGGACGCGGCGGCCCCGTTGTGGCGATACGGCGTGACGGCGGAGAACGTGGGGACGCCAGCGGAACGGAAACGGACGCAGGGCATTACTCGCGATCTGCGAATCCCAGTCTATGCGCCGGAACTGCTATTCGTGCGAAATAGTGCGGACGGGCAGCGATTGGTCGAGACGTGGCGAGCCGAATGTGAGGGGAAAGCAGATGAACGGTTGGCGTTCGTCAGGGCGCTATACATAATCAAGCCACGGTTCTGCGTGCTGCCCCGGACGTGGTTGGCGGATGTGGCGAAGCGGGCGGAGGCGGATCACAAAGCCTGGATCGGGGCCCGGGCGGATCACAAAGCCCGGATCGGGGCCCGGGCGGGGCATAGGCCCTCGGTGTTGGTGAAGGTGCAAATCGGTCCGAACCAGTTCGTGAAATGTCGGCCAGGGGACGAGGATGCAGTACTGCAACGCCTCAAGCGGATAATGGGGGGTAGGAAACGTGGATGATG